ACGATTACAACCTTAAAATGTTCTTCCCCCATGTTAAAACCCCTTCACGCAGAGAAGTACAGGATCAAGTGAGAAAAGTGTATCCTAATGCTAAACTCTGGAATTACAAAGTTTCGGACTATGACCCAGGAGAACCACTCCTCATCGGAGGAGAAAAAAACTAAAGAGTTGGAAAAGAAAGTAGAAAATTTAGAAAAAATATTAGAACTACAAAGAAAAACTATCGAACACGACAAAAAATTTGGTAAGTATGAAATGATGTAATTATGGAAGACATTTATTTAGGTAATCCCAATTTAAAAAAAGCAAATGTTGCTCAAGAATTTTCTCAAGAGCAGATTCTTGAATTTATGAAATGTGCAGGAGATCCTGTATACTTTGCAAAAAATTATATGAAGATTGTTTCTCTTGATGAGGGACTTGTTCAATTTAAACCATATGATTTCCAAGAGAAGTTAATTAAAAACTTCCACGATAATAGATTTAATATTTGTAAGATGCCTCGTCAGACAGGTAAATCTACTACGTCTGTATCATATCTTTTACATTATATTGTTTTTAATGATAGTGTTAATGTAGGTATTCTTGCAAACAAAGCTGCAACTGCTAGAGACTTGTTAGGTAGATTGCAAACTGCTTATGAGAATTTGCCTAAATGGATGCAACAAGGTATTATATCTTGGAACAAAGGTTCTATGGAGTTAGAAAATGGTAGTAAAATCTTGGCGGCTTCTACTTCAGCAAGTGCTGTCCGTGGTATGTCTTTTAACATTCTTTTCCTTGACGAATTTGCTTTTGTTCCCAACCATATCGCTGATGCATTCTTTAGTTCCGTTTATCCTACTATTACTTCTGGTAAGACTACTAAAGTCATAATGGTTTCAACCCCTCACGGGATGAACCATTTTTATAGGTATTGGCATGATGCAGAAAAAGGTAAGAATGATTATGTGCCAACTGATGTTCATTGGTCTCAAGTTCCTGGTAGGGATAGTGAATGGAGAAGGCAAACTATTGCCAATACATCTGAACAACAATTTAAGATTGAGTTTGAATGTGAATTTTTAGGATCTGTTGATACTTTAATTGCACCATCTAAACTTAGGGCATTTGTTTATGAAGAACCCCTTATAAGAAAGGCGGGATATGATTGTTATGAGCAACCTATAGAAGGTCATGATTATGTAATGACTGTTGACGTAGCAAGAGGAGTTAGTGAAGACTACTCTGCTTTTGTCGTTGTAGATATTACAGAGTTTCCTCATAAGGTTGTAGGTAAGTATAGGAATAATGAAATCAAACCTATGATATTTCCTAATGTTATTTGGGAGGTGGCAAAGAATTATAATGATGCTTTTATAATGTGTGAGGTAAACGATATTGGTGATCAGGTAGCATCTATTCTAAACTTTGATCTTGAATATGATAATCTCCTTATGTGTTCTATGAGAGGTAGAGCAGGTCAAGTTGTAGGTCAAGGGTTCTCTGGTAAGAAAACACAACTTGGAGTTAAGATGTCTAAGACAGTTAAGAAGATTGGTTCTCTTAACTTAAAAACTCTTATTGAAGCAGATAAATTAATATTCAAAGACTATGAAATTATATCTGAACTAACAACTTTTATTCAGAAGAGTAATTCATTTGAGGCAGAAGAGGGATGTAATGATGACCTTGCTATGTGCTTGGTTATATTTGCTTGGTTGGTTCAAAGTGATTACTTTAAAGAACTTACAGATCAAGACGTTCGTAAGAGATTATATGAGGAACAAAAGAACCAGTTAGAGCAAGATATGGCTCCATTTGGTTTTATTGTAGATGGAACTGATGAAGATCAATTTGTTGATAAAGAGGGTGATAGATGGTTTATAGATAATGGGTCAATGGACACATCCACTAATTGGAATACGGATGAGTATGGTGACAAATCTTATAACTGGGAATATCGGTAATGGAATTTGACAAGCAACTTAAATTAGGACACTTGTTGCTTGTAGATAGAAAATGTAGAACTTGTGGAGAGATAAAAAATCTCATCGATGGTTTTTACAGAACAAGAAAAAGTAGAGGAGCAGTTCCATCCTCTTACTCTTATGAATGTAAGATTTGCACTATAAGAAGGATTGTAGATAGACGAAAAAAGAAACCATTTAGTGATTGGTCATATCCAGATTGGTAGTGTTCACTCCATGTTTCCCCGCTGAAAATAAACTTTTGAATAAATATTTGAAGATAAACTGAGACATCGGAGAAAAACATGGCCACTCCTCAATTATCTCCTGGAGTACTGGTAAGGGAGGTTGATTTAACCATAGGAAGAGCTGATAATGTATTAGATAATATAGGTGCGATTGCTGGACCTTTTGAAATTGGACCTGTTGATGAAGCAATCAACATTACTACTGAAGAAGATTTAGTCAATACCTTTGGATCACCAATAGGAACTGACTCACAATATGAGTATTGGATGACAGCATCATCTTTCCTTTCATATGGTGGTGTTCTTAAGGTAGTTAGAACTGCTGGTAGTAATCTCAACAACGCAAACGCAGGTGTTGGTGTTGCTTCTACTTCTGTTCTTAAAATTTACAACTACGATGATTACATAAACAATCATCAAAGTGATGCAACATTTAGCTACGCAGCAAAGAATCCAGGAACTTGGTCTAACACACTTAAAGTTTGTCAGATTGATGACCAAGCAGATCAAATAATTGGTGTTAGCACTAATAACTTAGCACTCGCTGGTGCTACTGTTGGATTTGCTGTTACTGCCAATATAGACGGAGCAATTATTCCAGGAATTGGAACCACAGGTGGATTTACTGGATTCCTTAAGGGAATTATTACTGGTGTAAGTACTGACTCAACCAACTCTAATTCTACTATTGATGTTAAGATTACTGATAGGATATCAGCAGTTGGTGGTATAACATCTTACTTCCCAATTGATTATGCAGAAGGAAATAGCATAGCAGCATACACAACATCATCTTCTATTAGATTCCTTAATACTTTAGGTGTTGCTACAGGTCATTCTTTGACTGCAGCATATACTCCAGCATCTATTAAAGACTGGTATGATGAGCAAACTTTGGGTCTTAAGAATGCAACAACTTATTGGAAGACCCTAGCACCTAGACCAACCACTAGTAACTTTGTTAGTGAAAGAAAGGGTAAGAATGATGGTCTGCACGTTGTAGTTGTTGATGATGAAGGTAGAGTAACTGGAATCAAAGGAAATATTATTGAGAAACATCTAAACCTTTCTAAGGCAAAAGATGCAGTCTCTGCAGTTAACCCACCAACTAAGGTATACTATAAGGATTACCTTGCAACAAATTCTCAAAATATCTACGCAGGTATTAACCCATCTAATGCAAAAGATACTAACTGGGGAACTACACCAACTGCTTCAGGATTCTCAACTGCATGTACTGCGGTTACAACTGGAGATGGTTTATGGGGTCTAGATGCACAAGGTGTTACTTACTCAGTATTGGGTAACATAGCATATGAATTATCTGGTGGTCAAGATTATGGTTCAGTCCCATCTGGTGAAACAAAAGGTGGAATGAAGGCTACATTAGCCGATCTAATGACATCCTACAGATTGTTTAGCAATAAGGATGAAATTCAAGTTGACTACTTAATCATGGGTCCAGGTTGTGATACAGAATCTGATTCACAAGCAAAAGCAAATCAATTAATATCACTTGCTGGACAAAGAATGGATTGCATGGCAACCATCAGTCCACATAGAGCAAACGTGGTTAACGTCAGTAATACTGAAGATCAAACCACAAATGTGATTAACTTCTTTAGTCCACTTTCCTCATCATCTTATGGTGTATTTGATAGTGGATACAAGTACATGTATGATAGATTTAATGATGCATTCCGTTATATTCCATGTAATGGAGACGTTGCTGGTCTAATGACACGCACAAATATCGTTGCTTATCCTTGGTTCTCACCTGCTGGACAGCAAAGAGGTGTTATTAATAATGCAGTTAAACTTGCATATAACCCATCTAAAGCACAAAGAGACAGACTTTATCCTCAAAGAATTAACTCTTTCATTACCACACCTGGTATTGGAACACTTCTCTTCGGTGATAAAACTGCTCTCGGATATGCATCAGCATTTGATAGAATTAACGTTCGTCGTCTGTTCCTTACAATTGAGCAAGCACTGCAAAAAGCAGCAGAAGCTCAACTCTTTGAACTCAACGATGAGTTAACAAGAGCAAACTTCCGCAATATTGTGGAACCATATCTACGTGATATTCAGGCAAAGAGAGGACTTTATGGATTCCTAGTTGTTTGTGACACCACAAATAACACCCCTGATGTTATTGATAATAACGAATTCCGAGCAGACATCTTCCTGAAGCCTGCGAAGTCAATCAACTATGTTACTCTTACTTTCGTTGCTACCAGAACTGGTATCAGCTTTGAAGAAGTAGCAGGTCGAGTTTAATTTTCATCTCTAAATAACATCAGGAGGACAACCACAAATGGCTCAAACTAGAGAAAACAAAAACATATCTGATTTTAAATCAGCACTACTAGGTGGTGGTGCAAGACCCAATCTGTTTGAGGTAGAGTTAACTACTCTACCTGAAGGAGTTACGGGGTGGGATGCAGCAACTTTTAGATTTATGTGCAAAGCAGCTTCACTACCTGCTCAAAATATTGCAGCAATTGATATTCCGTTTAGAGGTCGTATTTTTAAAGTTGCTGGAGACAGAACAATCGATCCTTGGACTGTAACAGTTATTAACGATGAGAATTTCTTATTAAGAAATGCATTTGAAAACTGGACACAGCAAATTGCTGATTTAACCACTAATATTGGTGCAACACTTCCAGAATCTTATATGACAAATGCTAAGGTATACCAACTTGGTAGAGGTTCTACTAAGAGTAGTGAAAATAGTTCTGGAGAACGTAATGCTGTATTGAAACAGTATGAATTTGTTGATATATTTCCAACAAGTGTATCAGCTATTGACTTATCTTACGATACAGGTGATACTATAGAAGAGTTTACTGTTGAGTTTGCTGTTCAGTCACTTAATTTGGCTGGAGCAGGAACAGAAGCTGACGGTTAACACCTAGCTAAATAGTAAGAAAGTTAGAGTTTAAAATAAATTATGGCTAAATTATTTGGGTTCTCGATAGAGGACAATGAACCACTATCTCAAACTGCGGTCTCTCCCGTTCCTCCTAATAACGAGGACGGGAATGACCATTATTTGAGTAGTGGTTTTTTTGGGCAATATGTTGATATTGAAGGTGTTTATAGAACAGAATTTGATTTAATTAAAAGATATAGAGAAATGGCACTTCATCCTGAAGCGGATAGTGCTATTGAAGATATTGTAAATGAAGCGTTGGTTTCTGATAGCAACGATCAACCCGTACAGATAAATTTAGATCATTTAAATGCTAGTGATGGTATAAAGAAAAAGGTTAGAGAAAATTTTAAATTTGTATTAGATTTATTGGATTTTGATAAGAAAGCACATGAAATCTATAGGAATTGGTATGTAGATGGGAGACTTTTTTATCATAAAGTTATAGATTTAAAAAATCCAGAAGCAGGTTTACAGGAGTTGCGATATATTGACGCAATGAAAATTAGATATGTAAGGCAAGAAAAAAAGAAAAAGGGTGATCAATTTACTAGGGGAGCAATTACAGGATTAAATACTGGCAATCCAGAAGAATATGAGTTTCCTGAATTAGAAGAATACTACGTATATACTCCAAAACAATCATATCCCACTAACAGTACTGCTAATGGTGGTGGCAAAGGTTCAATTAAAATTGCATCAGATGCCATTACATACTGCACGTCTGGATTAGTTGATAGAAATAAGGGATCAACACTATCATATCTACACAAAGCAATCAAATCACTCAATCAATTGCGTATGATTGAGGATAGTTTAGTCATATATAGATTATCCCGTGCTCCAGAGCGCAGGATTTTCTACATAGATGTTGGAAATTTACCGAAGGTTAAGGCAGAGCAATATCTTCGTGACGTAATGATGAGATATCGGAACAAACTTGTCTACAACGCTGACACAGGAGAGATCCGAGATGACAAGAAGTACATGTCAATGCTTGAAGATTTCTGGCTCCCTAGAAGGGAAGGAGGTCGTGGAACTGAAATTTCTACTCTTCCTGGAGGTCAAAACCTTGGAGAGATCACGGATATTGAGTACTTCAAAAAGAAATTATATAGGTCGCTCAATGTACCCACATCAAGAATGGACGGAGAGGGAGGATTCAACTTGGGAAGATCCTCAGAGATATTGAGGGATGAAGTTAAATTTAGTAAGTTTGTTGGACGTTTAAGAAAGAGATTCTCCAGAATGTTTAATGACATGCTGAGAACCCAATTACTCCTAACGAACGTAATTACTCCAGAAGATTGGGAGGTAATGAGTGAGCATATTCAGTATGATTTCTTATATGATAATCACTTTACTGAATTAAAAGAAACCGAATTAATGAATGAAAGGTTAGCATCTCTTGCTACCGTAGAACCTTATATCGGTAAATATTACTCTAATGATTGGGTAAGACGTAATGTATTGCGTCAAACTGATGAAGAAATTAGAGAAGAAGATGAGAAGATTGAACAGGAAATTGCAGATGGAACTATTCCTGATCCTGCTGAAATGATGTTAGATCCTGAAGGTACTGGTGGATTAAGACCAATGCCAATGGATGATTTGGGAGATAGTGCTGCTGGTGGTGAACCAGATGCTGCACTTAGATCTATGGATGTAGATAGTAAAGCAACAACTATGGATGCAAATATAGCAAAACCAAAAGGTGGAGAGATTTAGTGCCTAAGCACCCAAATCAAATTAGAAGGGATAGAGAAAAACAACCAAGTTTTAATGTGAATTTGGTTGAAGATGATGTTAGATTGTTATATAATGCAGTAGATTTTTACTATAAAAATAGACCTAAATCTGCACATAGACCACAACATATGCAAGAATCAACTGAACATTTAAAGTGGATAAAGAAAGTTATGATGACTATGATGATGGAATCTAGTTTTCAGAAGAATAAATAGTGTCTAAATAGAATGTAGTTACTCATTTGACACTAATACTATGGATGAACTTATGGATATGATTGCTGCGGATGATTCGGCTTCACAGGTTAGCGATAAAATAAAAGATATTTTATATGCAAAGTCAGCTGAAAGAGTTGAT